AGATAAAGATGCACGAAGGGAATATAGCGGAGGCGGAGAGAGTAGAAAAATACGAGCTAGTCCCGATATTCCAGAGAGAGATAGAGAACCTAATAAAAGAACGGATAAAAGTAGAAGCCACTAACTACGATTATTTAGAGGCCCGCAGGCATATACTACAGGATCTAAAAAATAACCCCCTGTTAGTTTTAGCTAGGCCCAATATGACGGACGAAGAGCTTTTTATTTTCGGTCAGAATCTTATAGCCTTTAACCTGCTGGACTACCCCCGAAAAGACGTAAAAGATATTAGAGCCTTTGAGGTCCTGCTCCAGTTAATAATAAAGCTAAAGGAGACAACTCCGGAGGGTATTAACCCTGTAACTAACCGGCTTAACTACCTTACCGGTACACTTACCAACGTGGAGACCAGCGTTAAACTTCGCTTTTATAGCGATAGAAAAGGCGGGCTCCGGAAGCCCAAAAATAAAACGGAGGAGAGAATACTGGAGCAATCAAATAACGAAACGAAAAGAATAATATACGAGATGGGTACAATAAGGGATAACGCGGAATTCATAAACCAATTACTGAAACCAAAAAGCCAGCAACCGGAGCCAGATAGCGAGCCTAGCCGTAAACCGGTTACTAACCCCGTACCAGCTAAACATAAGGAGCTCTCTATAGATATTGAAACTTACAGCCCTGTAAGCCTTAAAGACTCCGGAGTATATAAGTACGCGGAGCATAGAGACTTTAGGATCCTACTATTTGCTTACGCCTTCGACGACGAGGCGGTAAACATTATAGACGTAGCCAGCGGAGAAACTTTACCGCAGGAGGTAGCGGACGCGCTACTGGATCCGGACATTACTAAGACGGCTTTTAACGCCCTCTTCGAGCGGACCTGTATAAACCGGGACTGGTTCTCCCTGCTGGGGTACGCTACCCCGATAGTAACCCCTGTAGAGCAGTGGTCCTGCACAATGATAAAGACCGCCTACTTAGGCCTTCCGCTATCCCTCGAAGCAGCCGCCGCAGTACTTAAGCTCCCGGTACAAAAGATGGAAGAGGGTAAGGCGCTTATACGCTACTTCTCTATACCCTGCAAACCTACCGCAGCTAACGGGGGCCGGACGCGTAACCTACCCGCAGACGCGCCGGAGAAGTGGGCTAAATTTAAGGAGTATTGTATAATGGACGTAGAGGTAGAGCGCAGCCTTAAGGCTAAACTGTCCTTCTACGATCTGCCAGAGATGGAGCGGAGACTCTACATACTGGACCAGCAGATAAACGACAGAGGCGTACTTATAGACCGGTCCTTTGTACAAAGCGCTATAAGCATAGACGAGGCGTATAAGGACGAGTTAAAGGTAACCGCTAAGGATCTTACCAACCTGGAGAACCCGAACTCTATACCACAGCTTAAGGACTGGATAGCAGAGCAGACAGGCGTAGAGGTAAGCAGCCTTACGAAGGAGTCCGTAAAAGAGATATTAAAGACCGTACCGGCGGACGAAGTTATAGAAGTCCTAAAGCTCAGACAGGAGCTCTCTAAGACTTCGACTAAGAAGTATAACGCTATGCTGGAGGCGGTAGGAGAAGACGACCGGATCCGGGGCCTGCTACAGTTTTACGGGGCTAACCGGACGGGACGCTGGGCCGGACGTTTGGTACAGGTCCAGAACTTACCGCAGAACCATTTAGGAGACCTGGACCGGGCCCGGAGTATTGTAGCAGATAAGGACGCGGACCTCCTGGAGTTACTCTACGGTAACGTACCGGACACGCTCTCCCAGCTTATCCGTACGGCCTTTATCCCGGCTCCGGGTAACACCTTTATAGTAGCGGACTTCTCCGCTATAGAGGCCCGCGTAATTGCCTGGCTAGCGGGCGAACAGTGGAGGCTGGACGTATTTAACTCCCACGGTAAAATATACGAGGCCTCCGCTTCTCAAATGTTTAGGGTACCCATAGAGACCGTAACCAAAGGATCCGACCTAAGACAACGCGGTAAAGTCTCAGAGCTGGCTCTGGGCTACCAGGGCGGAGCCGGGGCCCTCGTATCTATGGGAGCCCTAAAGATGGGACTACGGGAAGACGAGCTCCCAGAGCTAGTAGACCGCTGGAGACAAGCTAACCCTAATATAGTGGAGCTCTGGGGCACCTTTAACGCCGCCGCGAAGACAGCAGTAAAAGAGGGTACCCTCCAGACCATAGCCCACGGCGTAAGCATAGAGAAGCGCGGAAGCGTACTTTATATTAACCTCCCCTCCGGGCGCCGCCTGTCCTACTTCCGCCCGCGTATGGGTACTAACCGCTTCGGTAGTGAGTCAGTAATTTTCGAAGGAATGAACCAGACTACTAAGAAGTGGGAAGTAGTAGAGACCTACGGGGGTAAGCTGGTAGAGAACGTAGTACAGGCTATAGCCCGGGACTGTCTGGCCTACGCTATGCTGGAGCTGGATAAGTACGGCTATGATATAGCTATGCACGTCCACGACGAAGTAATTATAGAGGTAGGAGATATGGACGAGGACCACTATTTAGCAGACGCCTGTAAGATTATGGGAGAGCCTATACCCTGGGCTCCGGATCTACCACTAAGGGCAGACGGCTATATTACTAACTACTACAGGAAGGACTAAATGAAGCCCAGCTCAGTAACCCGCGACACCCGCTACGGTAGTCTTACCGCTATCTACCGCCTACCCTCCAGAGGAGGACACGCGCTCTGGCTCTGCCTGTGCGACTGTGGCAATACTACAAAAGTAGCAGCTACCCACTTAGTAAGAGGTAATACTAAGTCCTGCGGCTGCGGTAGGATCCGACACGGTAACAGCGCCTCTATAACTTATGTAAGCTGGCGCGCTATGGTCCAGCGCTGTACTAACCCGCTGGATATAAACTACGGGAACTACGGAGGGAGAGGTATAAGCGTCTGTAGCCAGTGGCTTAAGTCCTTTAAGAACTTTATTACAGACGTAGGCGTAAGACCTGACACCTACCACACCTTAGACCGGATAGACCCTAACGGTAACTACGAGCCCTCAAACGTACGCTGGGCTACTGCTAAAGAACAAGCCAATAACCGCCGCCCTCCGGTAGAGGTAACCGAAGACTTACCCTTTTAAGGTATGACAGCCCAGCAGCTAATAAACGGCCTCAGGGATATAGAAGCCGGTAAGATACCGGTAGACTGTATTATAGATATGGTACCGGAGATAGCGCTAAAGCTGGAGGCTATTACACGCTACCAGAAGGCGAAGCGCCGTAAAACTAAAAAAGCCTACGCAGACTATTTAATACTTAACGATCTGGTAAATAATGGATGAGATAACACACGACGGGACGCTAGACATATCTACCGGTAGAAGCCGGAGAGAGATACACTGGAAAAACAAAGAGACTACCTGGAGCGCCTTCGTAGACCGTATAAGTAATACCCACAGGACAGCGGAACGCTACGCGGAGTATATGTCCGCTAAGAAGACCAGACAGGACGAGATTAAAGACGTAGGAGGCTTCGTCGGAGGCTACGTTACAGATGGGCGCCGCAAAGCTGAGAACATACTACACCGGCAACTTATAACCCTGGATATAGACTTCTGTAAGTCGGATATCTGGGAAGACTTCCGGGAGCTATACGGAGAGGCCGCCGCTATCTACTCTACCCATAAACACTGCCCGGAAAACCCACGGCTCCGGCTTATACTCCCGCTGGACCGTCCCGTTACTACCGACGAGTATACAGCCATAGCCAGACGCTTAGCCGGTAGCCTGGATATAAACGCCTTCGACGATACTACCTACGAGCCCTCCCGCCTTATGTACTGGCCTTCCACGGCTAAGGACGCGGAGTACTACTTTAACTTCCAGGACGGCCCCTGGTTAAAGGCGGACGCTGTACTCTCCACTTACCGCGACTGGCGCAACTCCTCAGAGTGGCCCCTCAGCGATAGAGCCGGAGAAGTTATACACCGGGAGATTAAGAAGCAGGGAGACCCTACAGAGAAGACCGGTATAGTAGGGGCCTTCTGTAGAGAGTACAGCGTAGACGAAGCTATAGAGGTATTCCTGTCAGAAGTATACGAAGCTACAGACGTAGAGGACCGCTATACTTTCCTACAGGGAAGCACCGGCGGCGGGCTGGTTATATACGACCGGAAGTACGCGTACTCCCACCACGGGACGGACCCTACCTCCGGGAAGCTGTGTAACGCCTTCGACCTTTGCCGGGTCCACTTACACGGATTAAAGGACGAAGACGCGAAGACCAACACCCCCAGCCACCACTTACCCTCGTTTATGGCTATGCTGGAGCAGGCCAGTAAAGACGGACGAGTCCGGAAGCGTATAGGGCTGGAGAGGCTACAGGATAGTAAAGACGACTTCGAGAACTCCTACGAAGGAGACGAGGAGTTAAATACAGACTGGCTGGAGCAGATGGACGCGGATAAGAAGGGTAACTATAGAAACACTATAGACAATATCTTAACCGTCCTTACTAACGACCAGAACCTAAAGGATAAACTGGCCCTTAACCGCTTCGAGCAGCGGGAGGTAGCTAAAGGAAATCTCCCCTGGAGAAAAGTAACAAACGAGAGCCGGTACCTAACGGATAACGACGACGCAGGACTAAGACACTACCTGGAGAAGGCCTACAACCTTACCGGGATCCAGAAGGTAGAGGACGCCCTCCGGCTGGTACTGGAGCGTAACTCCTTCCACCCGGTCCGGGACTATCTATCTGTCCTAAAATGGGACAAAGTTAACCGGGTAGATAAGTTATTTATAGACTACCTGGGAGTAGAAGACTCCCCCTACGCTAGAGCAGTAACGCGGAAGAGTATAGTAGCAGCCGTAGCCCGCGTATTTAACCCCGGCTGTAAGTTTGACTACGTGCTGGTAACAGTGGGAGAGGAGGGTATAGGTAAGAGTACTATACTTAAGAAGCTGGGCCGGGAGTGGTTCTCCGACTCCTTTACCGGAGTACAGGGTAAAGAAGCCTTCGAGCAGATCCAGGGCGTCTGGGTTCTGGAAATGGCAGAACTAGCGGGACTCAAAAAAGCAGAGATAGAACAGATTAAACACTTCATAAGTAAAGGGGACGACCGGTACCGGGTAGCCTATGGCAGACGTACGGAGAACTTCCCTAGACAATGCGTATTTTTTGGTACCACAAACAGCCGGGACTTCCTTAAGAATATATCCGGTAACCGCCGCTTCTGGCCCCTTGACACTTTTATAGTAACACCGGTTAAGGACTTTAACCTGGATCTTACAGAGGAGGAGGTTAACCAGATCTGGGCGGAAGCTGTAGAGCTCTACAAAGCCGGAGAGAAACTATACCTAAGTAGGGAGCTGGAAGCACAGGCCAGAGAGCAGCAGGCGGAGCACTCCGAAACAGACGACCGCGGCGGGCTTATACAGAACTATCTAAATACCCTCTTACCGGTAGACTGGGACTATATGGACGTTAGCCAGCGCCGCGCCTTCCTTAACTCCCAGGACGAGCTACAGGCTCCGGGAACGGTCCGCAGGGATAAGGTATGTATAGCTGAGATATGGGTAGAACTATTTAATAAACCACTGGCAGAAATGACCAGATACAACACCCGCGACCTCCATATTATAGTCAAAAATATGGCAGGATGGGAGGAGTCAAAGAGGGGTACTTACCGCTTTAAATGGTACGGAACCCAGCGACTTTATGCCCGAAAAATTGTAAACAATGCCCGCGGAATTGTAAACAATAAAAAAAGTATTGTTTACAAACCAGACTAAAAAGTGTAAACAATGTAAACAATAATGTAAACAATAAATTGACCTATTGTTTACAACTAAAAGCCCACCTAAGTAAGAGTACAGAAGTTTGTAAACAATGTAAACAATAAATATACAATAATGGAGAAAATAAGAATTAACATACAAAAGCGCGTACATACGCACGTATATACCCTTAAACGCGCGTATATAGAGTTTTCAGTAAATTATTGTTTACATTGTTTACAACTCCAGAAATGAAGGAAAAACTACTGGAGTCTAAACTCAGGAACCAGGTAAAAAAACGCGGGGGGCTGGCTGTTAAATTCAGCTCTCAAACCTTAACCGGATTACCCGATAGGTTTATACTTATGCCCGGAGGTAGGATCCTATTTGCAGAGGTTAAGACTACCTCTAAAAAGCCTACCCCGCTCCAGGCTCTCCAGCTCCGTAACCTAAGGCTTTTAGGTTTTGAGGTATTTATAATAGACTGCCAGGATAAACTAGACGACCTCTTAACCTCTCTGGACCGTGAAGTATAACCCGCACCCATACCAGGACTACGCTACCCAGCACGTAATAGATAACCCCGCCTCCGGACTGTTCCTGGATATGGGGCTAGGTAAGACCGTCTCTACGCTTACCGCCGTGGATCAGCTTATAAACGTCTACTGCGAAGTTAGTAAGGTTCTGGTAATAGCCCCGAAGAGAGTAGCAGAGGACACCTGGACCACGGAGTCCCGGAAGTGGGACCACCTTAAACACCTCCGGCTCTCTGTAGTTCTGGGTACCATAAGAGAACGTAAGGAAGCGCTGGCCCGCAAAGCTGACATATACGTAATTAATCGGGAGAACGTACCCTGGTTAGTGGCTTACTACCAGAGCGCGTTTCCTTTCGATATGGTAATAATAGACGAGCTCTCCAGCTTTAAGAGCGCTAAGGCTATACGCTTTAAGTCTCTCCGTATGGTACGCCCTAAGCTCTCCCGGGTAGTAGGCTTAACCGGTACCCCGGCTCCTAACGGTCTTATAGACCTCTGGCCTCAGCTCTACCTGCTGGACCAGGGAGCCCGTCTGGGTAAAAGTATAACCGGTTACCGGGATAAGTACTTTACTCCCGGGCGCAGAAGCGGGGCGGTAGTATTCGACTATAAGCTCCGCTCTGACAGTGAGCGGGCTATCTACGATAATATAGCGGATATATGTATAAGTATGAAGGCTAAGGACTACCTAAGTCTCCCGGAGCGTATTAACCGGACCGTAGAGGTAAAGCTCCCGCCGGATATCCAGCAGCAGTACGACGACTTCGAGCGGGACCAGGTACTCTCTATCCTGGACGCGGAAGACATAAGCGCAGCCAGCGCCGCCGCCCTCTCTACGAAGCTCCGGCAGTTTGCTAACGGGGCAGTCTACGACGACTCTAAGGAGTGGCACGAAGTACACCGGGTAAAGATAGAGGCTCTGGTAGAGCTGGTAGAGGAGGCTAACGGCCAGCCGGTCCTTATATTCTACGCCTTCCTTCACGACTTAGCCCGGATCCAGTCCGCGCTTAAGGCCTACAAACCTAAGACACTGGATAGCGCGGAGGAGATAAAGCAATGGAACGCCGGTAAGATACAGGTACTACTGGCACACCCAGCCAGCGCAGGACACGGACTTAACCTACAAGCGGGAGGTAATATTATAATCTGGTATGGCCTTAACTGGAGCCTCGAACTCTACCAGCAGGCCAACGCCCGGCTAGACAGGCAGGGACAAGTTAAGCCCGTAATAGTACACCACCTGGTAACAGTACAGACCATAGACACCCGGATAATAGAAGCGCTGGACGGTAAAGCACAGACACAGTACGCGCTTATGGAAGCAGTAAAAGCAATCTTAAATAAATACAGGTAAACAAATGAAGACAATAAGAGAACTACTGGAGCAGTTACCAGAGCCCTACAGGGGGCAGGCTATAGCTAACGCTACGAACCATAAACCGTTTAACGTACTGGATAAAAAGATAGGAGGGCAGACCGTGACCGCGGCTCTACAAACCGCTTTTATCTGGAACCTGGCGAAGGAGGGAGGGGAATACTGGAGTAAACTATTTACAGAGCTTACTACTTCCGGATCCGTAGCGGTAAAAGTAACCAGGGAGCATAAGGAGGAGCTGGTACTGGCTTCTTACAGGAACAT